AGTTAGGTGAAGGCTTAGGTTCAACCCTACCGTTCTTTGCCGCTGGCCCCCTCGGTATAGCTGGGCGTGTTGCCGCTAGTGGTCTTGGTGTTGCCGCTGGTGCTGGTGAAGCTCGTGAAGGTGCCGTAGGAAACCGCCACGCTCACCAGCGACACGGTGACCGGCGTTGCGTCATAGGGCACCGATAGCAGCCAGGTGAGGGAGCGGCTCACGCTTTCGCGCTTCACTGTCTCGGGCACCGCATCGACCACGCTGGCCACCGTCAGCTCCGCCGCGTAAACATCGCTGGCCACCCCTGCTGTGCCAAGGCTGCTCCAGATGCCTCCCGGTGCTGCCGGGTCAAACCCGTTCGGCGTTGTGATCGTGTTGGCCAGAGCGGGGCTGGCGTTGGTCGTTGGCGTCACGGTCTGCAGGTTGGCTGATGGCACCTGCAGCGGGAACCAATCAACACCACTGGCACCAGTGAGCTTGCCCGCCCCGCCATCGAGCATGGCATCACAGCCAGCGATCAGGCCTTGGGCATCCCAGGCAAAGGTGGTGCCGTTGGCGCGGAACCGGCCCACGGTGCCTGCCGTCTCCAGGTAGATGGTGCCCATGGGCTCACTGGGCAGGTTGCGCAGCTCGGTGGTGATCGACTTGCCGTGGGCCATCCCCGAAAGGATGAAGTAAACTACCTTGCCGTAGAAGTAGGCAAAGCTTCCGCTAGGTACATGGAAGTATTTGAGGCCTGTACCATTGTCACCAGAATCAACCGCTGTCGCTATATAACTATCTGGGCAATACTGCATTTCATATCTTTCTGTTTTTAAGGTCCAGTCCGAACCATAAAGCAACGTGATAATTTGACTTTGAGACTTCTCACCTTCTTTTAAATCTGACTTATCCCAGCCTCCATTAACATTAAGGTCGTTCTGTACGCCATAGAGCCTGTCGTTCTGTTGCCGCAACTTACTCGGCAAGGCAGGGGCCGTCCCGCGCCCGATGTTGACCACCTTTTCGGTGCCGTTGCAGATCAGCGCAGTCATGCGATCAACCAGCGCATAAGTTCCGCTGATCCGAGTTGCATCCTCTGCCCGTTTCAGACCATTCATAATCACGGACGCAGCCGTTTTACCTCCTGCTGTTGCGCCCCAGGCTTGGTAAACAGTGGTAAACTGCAAGGTTAAGTCAGCTTCCTTGTTCTGTTGTTTTTCAACAATCGTCTTTCGTACTAATACAATGCCAGTACCAAGATCGATGTTCTTGTAATTCTCGATTGCCAAACCACCAGCAAAGGCAATCCTTGGTTCGTATTCATATGTGCTAACTTCCACTTCAATGGGGCCATCCTCAGTGATGATGTACTTGTTGAAGCTCTCAGTACGTTTAATCAGCTCCACGCCAGGGTAGGCGGGACTGCCTGCTTCCAGCTTGGATTTCCATCGGGTCGGGTTGGCCGCTCCAACGCATGTCGTAGTGGTCGAAACGGTGGTTGCCACTACGTCTTGACTTTGCTCTTTGCCGTCTTTATCGGTGTAATTTAATGTTTGGTATTGAGTTAATACCTCTGAGATGGAAGCAAATTTAACCTGATCTGATCTTGTCTGATAAACCCCGTTCAGATTCTTACGGTACTCAACCACAAACGTTTCGGCGGGACTGATTGTTTGCTGAAACGTCCACCCCTGTAAGGGGTCGCGCTTTGGATCGTATGGGGGATCATTGGGGTCCGGTGGGCCATAAGGAGGCCACTTGTAAGGTTTATTTGTTGGATTATCAGGCTTGTAGTTTGAATTGCCTTCAATAGTAGGCAGCACCGCCTGCCCAAAGCTGATCGTGATCCGCTCCGGTGGCGCTGGGTTCCCAATGGTCTCGTTGGTGATCGTGTCGTTGACCGTCAGCAGCGGGCCCTTGGTTGTAGGCGCAAGCAGTTGGCGCAGCCGCAGCTTTTCATCAGCATCAATGAAGCCATACATGCCAGCTTCAGCGATAATCGTGCTGGCAATGTTCAGGTATCCGTTGGATACGTCAATCTTGTCAACGGCCTTAACGCCATTGATGGTCGGGTTACTAGCTGCTTGAGTGATCGAGCAGTTGCTCAGGCAAAAAGCCAGCACGCCGCTCAAAAATGAAACAATCGGTGAAGAGCCTGCTGCCGTGTCCACATTCGACCAAGGCGGATCGTTGGCGGCGGCAAAAACCGCTGGCTGCACGAAGTCCCACTTCAAGGTCAGCAGGCATCCGACCGTCAAGGTGGTCTGGTTGTTGATCGGGTCGCTGTCGGCCTTAATCACCCGCAGGCGCCGGGGCAGCCGCGTCAGCTTCCCATCAGGCAACCGCACCCCCAGCTTGATCTCGGTGCCACGGGCGGGCTGGATGAGGCCATTGATCACCACCTCACCCTGCGTGCGCAGCAAGCCCACCCCTGGCGCCACCGGATCATCCGAAAGCTGGCCGCTGATCACAGGGCCCAGATCGCAGAACACCTGGGCGCGGACATCAATCACACCGGCTGGCACTAGGAGGCCCTCCGCTTGAGCTTCACGCTGATGATGTACCGCTCGATCACCGCCCCGCTTGACACGATCTTGTCCCGCTCCAGGCCCAGCTCACCTACCGGCCAGAAGTCCGATGCACCGGGGCGGGCCGCGATGGTGCTCTTGAACCAGGATTGAACCGCCGCCCAGCCGCTGGCATCGGTGACACCCTTGACGTTGCGCACCTCGCTTACTACCAGGGGCCCTCGGGCCACGAAGCCGCCGGTGGATGTGGGCTCCAGACTCGGACCGTCCTCGTAGCCCTCCGGTTGCTCCAGCAGGGCCAGCGTGGTGGCTCCCAAGGTGATGGTCCCGTAGGAGGGGATAAACGCATCGCCGCCTAGACGGCCCTTTTCGTTCTGCCGTAGCAGCACCGCCAGCTGCTGGGTTGCATCGATCAGGGAAAATGACACCTTCACCCACACGCCACCCTCGACTGTTTCGCCCGCTGGTGCCCCGGTGAACCAGCACGCCAGGCTGGTGACGCTCCGGCCATGAGCCGCGCAAGTCAACGCCACGGTGGCCCCCACCGCCCGGCTGGCCAGGGTTGGAGCTTCGGTGATCTTGGCCGCCTGCCAGGCATCAAACAAGCTGCAGCACGTCACCCACTGGGCCGGGGTGCAGAGGCCCGCCACGGTGAACCGCCGCGCCACCAGGCCTTGCTCCGTCTCAGCTTCGGCATAACCGATCGGCTGCGCCTGCAGGTACCGCAGCGTCAGGGTCGAACCGCCATAGCTGAGCTGGAGGGCCATCAGGGCACCCTCAGCGCATCCGCGCCATTGTCTGCGCCAGCCTCAGGCCCGATCCATCGCCCCGCACACCGACTGAAACGTTCCACGCTTTGCGCCTCAGCTCGGCTACTTCCTGACTCAGGTTTCCGACCGCCAGGCTGAGATGGGCCATTGCCGGATCGGGGCCACGCAGCACGCCAGCGCCACCACCGAGAGCACCCGCACCCTTGAGGCGACTGGTCGTGCTCGCCGGGATCACGGTGCCTCGCGAAGGGGCTGTCCAGAGGCTGTTCATGGGCCGGTTGATCAGGGACAGGGCGCCCGATGCCGACAGGAAGGCCTCCTGCCCCAGGCTCATCCCACTGGGGCCATCGTTGACGCGATAGGTCTGGCCGGCGGCGACCGGGCCACCGGTGAAGCGGGCCTCGGGGAGCCCGGATGCGCGGGCGAGGGAGCTGTAGAAGTTGCCTGCCTCATCAGCGGCGTTCTTCATGTTGTCGGCAAGCCCTGCAGCTTGATTCTTGGCCAAGCGGGTGGAGGTTTCCGACAGCTTCATGCTGTCCTTGATGTCGTTGGCAGCGGGGGCGCTTGATTTGCTCAATGCTTGCCCGATCTCAAAGTAGCCCTTGCCGGTGTCCTTCACCTGGAGGCCCACATCCTTGGCCAACTGAGCGAAGGCGGTCTGCTGATCCAAGGGAACCTTCAGGGAGTCGCCGATGCTCTTGAACTCGTTGCCAAGGCCCTTGACGGCCTTGAAGGTGCCATCAGAGGCCAGGGCCAGGCCCTTGGCGGCAGCTTCGGCTTTGATGTTGTTCTCGGCAGTCTGGTTAGCGGCATCGGCACTTTGCCGTTCAAGTGGCTGGATCTGAGCAAGGATGTCCCTTTTGGAGTTGGCCACCTCTAGGTCAATGTTTGCAATATCCAGCGCATTTTGAGCCGTTGCTATGGCTTGCTGATCATTTGAAAGTTTAGCTGTAGACAAGTTTATTATTGCTTTGTCTATTTCTGCTCTTGCCTTCTTTGCCGCAAGATCAGCCTCAAGCGTTGCCTGTTGCTGCTGCAGCGACAGTAGATTGCGCTGTAGTTGCTGTTGCTGCACAAGTGCGTTGTATTTATTATTTAATGCCGCTAGTTCAATCCCTCTACCCACACGCTCAAGCTCAAGTATTTCACGCTGACTGGCCCCGCGTTTTTGTGCTTCCTGTAGTTGATAACTGTTGAAGCTCTTAACAATACTGAAACGTGATTCTTCCAGACTGATCAGCGACTGGCCAAGGTTGATAGCAGATTGCTGAACGGTGACGCGACCTTCAATCTCGGCCTGCAGACTTCTTCCTACTGCTTCGGCTAGTTGCCCTTGCTTAACAAGCTCTTTGGATTTTTGCTCGTTTTGTTGCTTTGCTAGGTCAAGACGTTGTTTTTCTGCTGCTGCTAATTGATTCACTTCGCCTACGGTATCCCTATTTGCCGCCCTAAATTTAATTGCTTCATCAATTAAACCAGTTTGAATCTTTCCAAATGTTGCTCCACCCGTATTGAGCTGCCCAAACCAATCACGACTAGCCCCTGTGTTTGCAATAGCATTACTAAGCAAGTTCTTAGCTTGTTCATTTGTTAGGCCGTATTTATTTTGAATTACTCCTATTTGAGTAGCTAAAGCTCTTCCTTCATCCAAAGTTAGACCGAACTTTTGGGCTAGGTCAAACGCTGCGCTTTCAGCCTTGAAACCTTCCAGAGCGCCAGCAAGGGCTTGGACCCCTTTGGTGACAGTCGGCAGCAGGCTTGTGCCAAAAC